GTCTGAGTCGACGCCGTACAGGGGGCCGCTGGCCGCGGTCCGCGTGGACGCCCCAGGGGCGATCTCTTCGCGGCGCTGGGCAGCAAGAGCCCTTGCCTCATCGCAGCGAGCCGCAATGTCATCCCACGGTCCGTTCACCATATCGATCCTCTGCTTCGGCGGCGGCTATTCAGCCATATGTTACGGATCATCCTACCGCCGATCATACACACGGCCAAGTCGATCTTCTTCCGCGACTCCCTACCATCCTTCGAGATGGACACGCCAAACTTCGTTGGGTAGCGGACGGCATGCAGAACGTGAGCGCGGAGCCGGGCGTCACCGTCATGAACAAACGCGTGCTCGACCACATCGGTGGTCACGACCTGAACAGCATGCACGAATGCTTTCTGGTTCGCCGGCGAGGACATATCCCACTTCACCGCATGCCCCTGGCCGGCCTTCAGGCGCAGCCGGCGACCGTAGTCGCGGTGCCAGCCGTCCACAACCGAGTCCCAAAACTGCTCCATAGACTCGTCCTCGACAGCATGGGACGGGTCCGCCCACAAGGCAACCGCATTGTGATGCTCGTAGAAGTCGCGGACACGCTTGTCAACTGCGACGCGATCCACGACCCAGTTGTGGGCGCGAGCGTCGGGCGGCCGCTGCCACACCCCCACCACGAAGGGGGCGCCGTCACTGATACGGACAGCCACGCAGGCGGTCGAGTCGTCAGATTTACCGCCATCGAAGAACATCGCAACCTCGTCGCCGGGCTCCAGCGCAGGCAGCTCCCTGTCGAGGCAGGAGTCCCACTCCTCGCGCGTCAGCCATGCGTCCTCAGACGCAACCACTTGGTTGTACCACTTCCGGCGCGACTCTGACGGCGGAGTGGACGGATCCATGATGTCCTGGACGATACGGTCCGGCGTCAGCCAGGACGCGTCGCCGCGAACGGACTCAATCACCTCAGGGGCGGCTTCCGCAGTCAACGGCGCATCAGGGGGCGCCTCCAACGAGTCGTACATGAGGCCGGCATCCTTGCCTCCATGCTCTTCCCAGCCTTCACGGACGGACAGCCCCACCGACTCAACGCCAACCCGAGCGGCGTTACAGATGTGCAGGACCCGAGCCTGTCGTTCTGGCGGAGACTTCGCCGCGTCGCCGCGGACCACGCCCATCATTGCCATGCCGGAGTTCGACCGAGTCCAGTTCTGCGTCTCGTTGCACACGGTCAAAGTGGCGCGCGCCCCTTCGGCCGCGTCAGGATTCGATGTGATCGCAGTGATGAACCCCGCACTCCCGTCAGTCGGGCGGACCAAGGTCGTTACCACACGGATCGCGAGGTCTTCGCGGACATCCGGCGGAGCCAGGGTGCGAATCGCCCCCATCGTGTTCTCCGTCTGCTGCTGGGAAACCGCTAGGAGGCGGATCCAGGGTGACTCCTCGCGGCGCCCGCGCACCACGCCGCCCTCCCCCACAAATGGGACGGACGGGCCACAGAGCGCCGCGAGGGCGATAACGCCAGCCAGGGGGTCCTTGCCCCACCCCTTGCACCGTTGCAGAACCACCGTGGGCGACAGGAACTTCCCGGCCGAGTCTGTCGCATAATACCAGAGCATGAACCTGAGCTGCTCATCAGTGAACAGGAACGGGCCGCCCCCCGGCCCGGCAAGGTGAGCGGACGCCCAACAGACCACGTCCCAGCCGACAGTGTGCTCAGGCCGCAGCCACTCGCCGCCCTTCACAGCCCACACCGGGCCGTGCGCAACCGCCGGGAACGGCCCGCCAGCCCCCGGCAGGACCGCCGGCCGCGACCTCAGACGCTCCTCGTAATACTCGCGAATCTCCGCAAAGAGGCGCGGGGCGTCGCCGACGGCAGCCTTCCGCTCACGAGGCCTGGCCACGAGTCAAGCCCCACCTGCCGGCTGCAGCGATAGACGCATGCTCGGACCGGGACGCCTGCGCCCTGGCGTCCGCCTCCTCGTCCGGAAGGTTCAACTTCGACAGCAGCTGCGCCATCGCCACACGATGCTGCCGCACCTCCGACAGGAGCGGATGGGCCCGCAGCTGCCTCTGCGACCCGGGCATCACATAATCGGCGCCAGCAAGCTCCCGCTCAATCTTGTCAAGTATCGTCGCCTCCCGGCAGGCGTCCTCCAGCAGGCGAATCTCGTCCGGGCGGAGCTCCCACCTCGTCGTAATGTCGTCCCACATGCGGCGGGCGGACTTACTCAGCCGCGGTGGCGGTTTCTGCGGCATCTCAGCCCCTCTCAGTCGTAGCGTGCCCCAATCATACCGCCAGAAGCCACCGGCGGCCGCCCCGCAAGATGCGCGAGACGGCCGCCGGACCGCGAGCCGGAGAAGGTCAGGCCTTGTGAGCCCCCCCCGCCGACTTCCGCAGGTCGACACCACCAGGAGTGACGATACCAGCCCAGTCGAGAATACTGATCCCGTTGACCTTGACGCTCTTCAGAATGTTAAAAGCCCCAAGGACGAGACCAGCAACAGACAAGGCCTGGGTAACGACCGCGGCGGCGGTCGCCGGGTAGGCGCCCACGAACCAGGTTCCGACCGCAATCACAACAATCGCAGCCAGAGCGATCGCCCGACGGCGGGAGGCCGTCCAGTACGGCCGGTCCAGGGCCGCCTGGACCAGGGGCCACACAATCGCGGCAACCGCCGTCAGGGTTGCGGACTGCTCAGCTGTCAGAGTCATCTTCTTCCTCCTTGTTTCCTCGTTCCCAGGGATACCCGTTCTCAACACCCTCGCACAGGCCAACCCAGTAGGCGCCCAGGATAGCCGCAGCAACAGCGAAGAGGACGATCATGACGCGTCAGCGGCGTTCTGGTCGCCCCGCTGGGCGGTCAGGCGCTGCTCGATGGCAGCGAGGGACTTGCGGGTCTCCTTGACCGCGTTGTACAGGTCGCCGTCGAACTTAACGCCTGCAATGCCAGGGGTGACAGCGTCAGAGATGACCTGAACCTTGCTGTTCAGGGACCGCAGCTCGTCGCGGATCGCACCCGAATACCAAGCCATGTCGCCGGCGTAGTGGTCGCCCTCCTTGCCGGCGCGCAGCGAGTCGCGGATCTCGGTCAGAAGGTCAACAGCAGCAGACATTTCCAGCTCCTCATCAGTAGATGACACACCACCGCCGGCATAGTCGCCGAGCGGCTGATCTTTCCACGCCCAAGCCAGAGACGCAAAAGACTGCCCGTACGTTTCGTAGCGGTCGTTCGGGTTACCGCAGTTGTACGTGGACCCGGCCCTGCACAGACTGTCCCACGAGTAGTCGCCACCGAGGTAGCCAGCCAGGATCCCGAACCCAACCTCCGACGAGGCCCGCGGGTCCCACCAAGCCCGGTCCGGGTCATTGAAAAAGTACCCCGGGTAGGTCACCTGGGTCGGCCCGACACCGTTGGACGTGGCCCCGGCGCTGATCTGAGCGTAGAAATCACGGAACTTAGCTTCCGTGACCTCGCCGCCCCCCTGATAGGCGCCGCCAGCGTCATGACCGAACACGTTCTCGCCGTTCGACTCCTGCTCAGCCAACCCCAACGCCACCCAACGAGGCAGCCCCACAGAGTCCGCAGCGGCCACGAGAGCGCCCATGTTCGCGATCGTCCTACCGGAGTACCCAGACGACTGGGGGCGGCCACCAGAAGGGCTGTCACCGCCCTCAGCCAGGCGCAGACAATGCGTCCACCTGCCGCCACGCGTGTACACGTGAGTCGCGTAGTTGCCGACCCTCGTCTCAGAGCCAGTCTGATCGCCAACATAACCGTCGATCGTGCCATCCTCGGCGATCCACGCCTCAGCAAGCCCATCCGGGACGACCATCGCAACATGGCCGACGCCGCCCGAGGCAGCCTCTGACAGAACCACATCACCATCCTGGAAGCCACCATCGGGATACAAGGACGCATCCGACCACGGCACCTCATACCAGCCGCGAGACGTCAGCTCGGACCGCATCGACCCAGTCCACGTCGACTCCGGCAGAAGCCTGCCGTCACCCCAGCCGTACCCCCACGCCCTGTGAAGGCCATAGTTGATCGCCCCCCGCACCGCAGACGAGCAATCCATGTTCGAGTCACGCTGCAGCCAGCCATCCTCGTCGCTGTCCCGATACGAGAACAGCCGGTCAGGCTGCGAGTAGCCGACCGAGTAAGCCCCACCCTGCGGCTTCCCCGGCCCAGCCTGGCACCAGTACTGCATCTGAGACGCAGCAATGGAGTTGACCCCCATGCCTCTCCTTCCCGGCGGCCGGTCGGCCACCTACAACAAGGCTACGGGGTCAAGGGAGTGCCGCCACGCACGCGCCCACAGTGGCCACCGTCACCCCAAACGCTGTCGTTCCGAGCATGCCACTCCGTGATCGGGGGAGATAGCAATCACGGAG